CATAGCATTTTTAGGCAGTGGGCGAAATGAAGCGCCAGGCATTTATATCGGGGCAGCGGCAGTCACGCAAAAGATAAGCACTCAGGAGATCGATAACATTCTGTTGCAATACACAGAAGCGCAACTGGTGCGTGTGCAACTTGAAGCACGCAACGACAAGAACCATCTGCACCTTTATGTGCACCTACCAGACCGCACCATAGTCTATGACGCATCAGCATCTGAGGCATTGGGTGAGGCAGTCTGGTTCACGCTGACAACTACCGTGGTTGGCTTTGCGCAGTACCGCGCACGCAATATGGTCTGGATTTACGACAAGTGGCTGGTGGGCGATCCACAATCCAGCGCCATCGGCTACTTTGTGCAAAGTACTGGTGAACATTGGGGCCAGAAAGTTCGCTGGGAATTTGGCACCCTGATCGTCTACAACGAAAGCAATGGCGCGATTTTTAACGAGCTAGAGCTGGTCAGCTTGACTGGCAGCGTGGCCTTGGGCACAAACCCACAGATCAGCACCAGCTACAGCGTAGATGGCAAGTCATGGAGCCAAGATCGCTATATCACTGTTGGAACGACTGGAAATACCGTCAAGCGCCTGGCATGGTTTCAGCAAGGACACATGCGCAACTGGCGAATTCAGCGTTTCCAAGGTGATAGCGATGCACACGTGTCGTTTATCCGTCTTGAAGCCCAGATCGAGGCATTGGCATTCTGATGGCAACCGCACCTGTTTCCCGCAGGCTCAATCTCACGCGAGATCAGCTTGCCACCTTCCTGACCGACCAGCAACAGATCAGACAGTTCGAGTTGCTGTTTTCTACTGTCGATGAGCTGCAAGTCATTACAGGCACAGACTTCGAGTATCAGGCAGACACGGCAGCGGCCACAGCAAACGAGGCATTGGCACAGCTTAGTGCGCTGGCACAGGACACGGCAGTCGATGATGCTGTCCTGAACGCCAAGATTCAGCAGGCATTGGATGCAATCCCAAGATTGGCGCAAGCACTTGACTTGCTTGCTCTAGCTCCTGTGCGTAACAATATCGAACTGGCGCATGATGTGAATGGCATCCTGCCTTACGCAAACTTACCCGCCTCAGTGCGATCTAATCAGGTGCTCACATGGCTTTCGATGTAATTACACCCGCAAAACTTGGCCAAGCGGCCATCACGACAGGCGTGACAACGCTGTACACCGTACCGGCCAGCACTCGCACGCTACTTAAAGAGTTCAGCATTGCCAACACCACGGCAGCGGCCATCAATGTGCGCGTTTTCTTGGTGCCATCCGCAGGAGCAGCAGGAACTGGCAATGCATTCTTGTACGATGTGTCAGTCCCAGCCAATAATGCACTGCAATACAACGGCATCGAGGTGCTAAACGCAGGCGACACCATTCAAATCCAAGCCGCATCCGCAGGCTTGACTATTATCGCCAGCGGTGGCGAAGCCACATAAGGAGAATGAAATGACCGTATCCATCAAGGTGCTGATTCCACCAAAGCAGGCCGAAAATGCCCAGACCACGCAGTACACCGCAGTGAATTGCAAGGCCATCATTGATAAGTTCACAGCCACCAATACCACGGCAGGCAATGTGACGATCAGCGTTAATTTGGTGACTAGTGGTGGCGCAGCTGGCGTATCCAACTTGATCGTGGATACCCGCAGCATTGCACCCGATGAAACCTACACATTCCCAGAACTGGTTGGCCAAGCGCTTGAGTCTGGCAGCTTCATCAGCACAATTGCCAGCGCAGCTACATCACTGACCATCCGCGCATCTGGCCGCGAAATCACTTAATCAAGGAGAACAGCATGGACAAATTCATGATGATGCCCAAGGGCTTTATGGGCCTGCCAATGGATGAGGAATTCATCACCACGGCAGAAAACAAGAAGAACACCCAGATCGTTATCGACGACTGGATGCTTGGCCCTGAGAATCCAAGCAACGAGCCAACGGCCAACAAAACCTACTGGATCGCTGTTGGCAAGGCCATGCAAGTGGACGAAAAAGAGTCTCGTCGTCGTCGCTGCTCGAACTGCGAGTACTACGACAACAGCACCATGACACAGGCCAAGATGGAGCGCATTCCACGAAATGACTGGGACACAGATGCTGGTTTCCGTGGTTACTGCACCAAATTCGAGTTCATCTGCCACGACCTGCGCGTTTGCCAAGCATGGGATGAGCGTGAATTTGAAATGGAAGATTGACCAAATGTCAAAATGTGGGAAAATAGAGCCGCTGAGTCTATCGGGCCACCAGCAGCTCACCCTTAACAGGAGTTGCACATGATTGGTATCGAATGGCTCAAGGAGAACCTGCAAAGGGTTTTCATGTTGCCTGCGCCAGTCGTGGAATGGCTTGTCATGGTCTACGATGCCATTCAGGTGTTTGACGATGTTGCTGATGGCGACACGGTTGAGCGCAAAGACCTGAATGCGACCATCTGGAACACAATGGTGGGCATGCATCAAAACCAATTTTTTATCACAAACAGCCACCACCTCGTGCCATTGCTAGCAACAGCAATCATGAAGTGGCAAGCCTCCGATCAAGCAGAGCGTGCAGGTGAAGCCGATGCCAGATCATTCGTCTGGCGTGCAGGCTACTACGATCTGATCCTGATGGCCGTATCGCTCACGCATGGCCCAGGCTTTGCCACAAAAAATGCACATCTGGTCATGGATTTATATGGCGAGAAATTTGAAGACTACATGAAGGAGTTCGGCAATGCCTGATCCAGTAACAGCCCTAGTCGTGGGCGGAACCCAACTAGTTGGCAGCACAATGCAAGCCAATGCAGCAGAAGATGCAGCAAACGTTCAAGCTGGCGCAGCAGGCCAAGGCATTGCAGAACAGCGCAGACAATTCGATGCCATGCGTGAATTGCTCAAGCCTTATACCGAGGCAGGCCAGCCAGCACTAGAAGCACAGCAAGCATTCCTTGGCCTTAGAGGGCCAGAGGAAGAACGTGCGGCCATTGAGCGCATCAAAGGTGGAGAAACATTCCAAGCACTTGCCAGTCAAGGCGAGGAAGCATTGCTTCAGCGTGCATCGGCCACTGGTGGCCTGCGTGGTGGCAACATCCAAGGCGCACTGGCTCAGTTTAGACCAGCATTGCTTTCCAGCCTCATTGAACAGCAATATGGTCGATTGGGTGGCATGACACAGTTGGGACAGCGATCTGCTGCTGGTGTTGGCGCTGCTGGCATGGAGTCAGGCACCAACGTGGCCAACTTGCTGTCTCAGCAAGGAGCAGCACTAGCCGGTGGAGAGCTTGGACAAGCCAAGGCTTATGGCCAGCTATTCAACATGCCAGCTCAGTTCCTTGGTATGCAAATGGGCGCAGGTGGAAAAGCTGGCATGGGCTTTGGTTTCTAAAGGATAACAACATGGCAACCATCAACCCATTACAACAGCCTATCAACTATGCAGTCGATGTGCAAAGCCCATTTGAGGCTGCACTCGGTGGTTTCAAAATTGGCGCAGCCGGTGCAGAAGCACAAGCACAAGCACAAGCACGAGAGCAGGCAATGAAAGCACAGACAGAGCTGAAAACTCTGTTTGGAAATCCAAATGCAACAGCCACAGACTTTGCTCGCGTCTCTGCCATGCTCCCAAAAGATCAAGCAGAAGGCGTGCGCAAAGCATTTGACTTGATGTCATCGTCTCAGCAACAAAATCGACTAGCCCAATCTGGCCAAGTCTATGCAGCCATGAAATCTGGCCAAGTTGACATTGCAAAAAATCTGCTCAAAGAGCAGGCAGACGCATTCCGAAATTCAGGCCGTGAGCAAGATGCCAAGGCGACAGAGACCTACTTGCAACTGATCGATGTCAATCCTACTGGTGCACAGACTACCATTGGATTGATGATGGCCACATTACCTGGTGGAAAAGAACTGCTTGAGAATGTCGACAAAACACTTTCGACAGGCAGAGAAGAAGCCAAAGCACCAGCTGCACTGCTTGAATCCAGAGCAAAGGCTGACAAAGCCGTAGCAGATGCAGTAACAGCTCAGGCTACCGCCACCAATGCAGCAGAGAAGGCAGCAGCTGATGCAGCCAAAGCAACGGCAGACGCACAAAAAGCGCAGGTCGATGCCAAATTTGCAGAGCAGATCACAATGGCAGACCTTAAAAAGAAAGCCGCTGACCTTGGTTTGACATCTGCACAGACCGGTTCGGCATTGGCCCAGACCAAGAAGCTAGGTGTGGAAACTGCAAAAGCCGCACTTGAACTGGAAGCACTCAAATCCACTGGTGGACTTGATCCAACCAAGACATTTGAGCAGGAAGAAAAACTGCGCAAAGAATTCCAAGGCCGCACTAAGGTTTATGGCGAACTTGGAACCACATTCAACAACATTAAGTCTTCGGCAGAGGCCAAGAACGGCCCAGGCGACATTGCACTGATCACTGGATTCATGAAAATGCTTGATCCAGGCTCAGTGGTGCGTGAGACAGAATTTGCAACAGCTCGCGATACCGCAGGCCTGTATGAAAGACTGCTCAACACATCGCAAAAACTGCAAAGCGGTCAGCTCTTTGCGCTTGATTCAAAACAGCGTCAAGAGTATGTCAATCTGGCCAAGCAATATCTTGACTCAGCCCAGAAAAAAGCAGGCGAAGACAAAACAGCACTTGGTGTGGTGGTCAAGAACTACCGCCTCAATCCTGAAAACGTGTTCGGGCCTGAGACAGCGGCAGCGCCAGCTGCACCAGCAGCAAACAGCGTCACAGTCGGTGGCCAGACTTATACTCGTCCTGCCAACTTCACTGATGCTCAGTGGAGCGCATACAAGCAATCCGTGGGGGCAAGATGAGTCCAGAAGAATGGTTGGCATCCCAGACTAGTCAGGCTGCACCAGCAGCTCCTGCACCAGCATCTGCTACACCTACGGCCACAGCACCTGCTGCGGCCCCAATGTCACCTGAACAATGGGCGGCATCACAGCCAAAAATGGGCTTTTTTGAAGGTCTGGTCGAACAAGTTACTGGTCGCGCACGCGCAACGCCTGAGACCCAAGCATTGCCCGAGTGGACAAGCATGCCAGAGCTGAATCAAATGAGCGTGGCATCGTTCAAGACAGCGCTTGGCACACTGATGAGCAACCCCAAGGAAACGGTGCAGATTCTGCAAGCCAACTTCCCTGGTGTTCAAGTTCGCCAAGATGCCAAGGGTAACTACTTAATGCGATCGTCGGTCGATCAAAAGGAATACGCAATCCCACCAGGCTTCACGATGGGTGATATCCCACGCGCAGCTGGTGGCATTGCAGCCTTCACGCCAGCAGGCCGAGCCGCAACCATTCCTGGTGCAATCATTGGTGCTGGCGCAACTCAAGCGGCCATTGAAGCGACTCAAGCCGGAACTGGTGGAAGGTTCGACACTGGCGAGGTGGTCACAGCAGCGGCCACAGGCCCAGCAGGGCAGATTTTGCAGCGCGTGGCACCTCCAGTCGTCCAAGCTGTCAAAAAGGGCGTACAGCGCGTCACAGGAAAAGCTCCTGCACCTACACCAGCAGCAGGCGCACCAGGCGCTCCTATGGGCACAGCAATGGCCCCAGAAGCACCTCCAGCAGCACCAGTGGCCGCAGCAATGCCAGAGGTGGCACCAGTCGCACCAGAGATTCCAGTCGCACCAGCTGCACCAGCAGTGGCACCAGTGGTTGCAGAAGTGGCCGAGGAAGAAGTTGGAAAGCTGGTCAAACAGGCAGCAGGTACAGGATTCGGTTCGGCTGGCGCACGCGACCGGCTGGCCGATCTTGCACAAGTCAACGTGGCAGCCAAAGAAGCAGCCGATCGACTTGGCATCCAGTTGCCTGCTGATGTGTTCAGCGACAACCCACAAGTCAGAGCAGCCGCAGGCCTTACCAGATCAGCCGCAGGCAGTGAGGCCGAGGCTTTGTGGCGCAACACCGTCACGCAGGCCGTGGACAAAGCCGACGATGTGATCAAGCAATTTGATGCCACATTTGTCGAAGGCGCAGTCGCACCAGGCGTGGTGTCTCAAAAGATTAAAGACTCGCTGACCGCAACTCGTTCAGACCTCAATGCGCAGGCAAGCAAAGTCTACAACGCAGTCGATGAAGTTGTTCCAAAAACATCAGTGGTCGATCTGCCAAAGCTCAAACAAACCCTTGACACTGTCAAAGCTGAGGTGGGCGAGAAAGGCATGTCGGCAGCCGAGCGCAATCTGGCCAAGATGATCGAGGAAGGCAACATCACGTATGGCCGACTCAAGCGCGAGAAAACCCTGATCGGAAACGCCATCAACAAGATGGAGTCGCCATACGGCAGCATGGCCGAGGCAGACCTCAAGCGCCTGTATGCGGCACTCGCTGACGACCAACTGACAAACGTTGGCAACATCGGTGGCGAGGAACTGCGCCAGCAACTGCGTGCTGCCAATTTACTGTATGCCAAAGAGCGTGCCTTGGGCAATCGCATTGTGAATGCATTTGGCCAAGACATCGAGGGCAGCGTGGCAAACAAGATGCGCACCGCCATCACTGGTGCGGCCAAGGGTGATGCTGGCGAGTTCAATCGCCTGCTTAAGACCGTACCAGAAGACCTGCGCAAAGAGACACTAGCCACAGCACTGGCATCCGTCACACGTTCGGCCAGAGGTGCTGAGAAGGGTGGATTCGGATTCTCCGAGTTTGCCGACATCTACCCCAAACTGCGTGCCAACCCACCAGTCTACAAAACCATCGTGGACACACTTGGCAAAGACTCAGCAGACGTACTGCGCGACCTGTTTGAGGTCTCAAAGCGCGTCACAGAGGCCAGAGCCAATGTTCTGACCACCGGCAAAGCAAACCAAGCACTGTTGCAAGGCATGCAGGCCGAAAGCCTGATCGGTAAGGTCATGGAAAGCACGCTGGCCAAGGGTGCATTGACTGGTGCAGCAGCTGTTGGTGGCCCTATCGCAGCCGCAGCCACATCGGTGCTGACTGGGGCTATGACCCAAGGCAACAAGGATTCACTCAAAGCAGCAGGAAAACTGTTTGCTGATGAGGGATTCCAGAAACTTGCCATCGAAGCCGCGACCAAGGGAACGCCAAGCGCAGCTAGCATTCGTCGCACAGCCATGTCACAATCCTTCCAGAAATTTGCAGACGCAGCCAAACTGCCAAAAGCATTGGACGCAAGGATTCAATGGTTGCAGACAGCAACCCAAGCCGAGCGCCAATTCGACCAGGAGAACCAATAAATGTCAGCACTCTCGATTCAACCACCGTATCCAGCATTTGCTGGCGCTGACGGACAGCCGTTGGAGAATGGGTACATCTGGATTGGCACAGTCAATCTGTCTCCCCAGACAAACCAAATTGCGGTCTATTGGGACTCAGCTCTGACCATTCCAGCGCCACAGCCAATCCGAACGCTCAATGGCTACCCATCACGCAATGGAACGCCTACGCGTTTTTATGCAGCTAGCGACTACAGCATTCAAGTGCTCGATTCCAAAGGCAGCGTGGTATACACCTCTCTGAATGGGAATTTTGCTTCTGGATCAGTTGCAACCAATGCAACTGGCAATGGTGTACAGACAATTTTTCCTGTGACATCGACACCATTTGCAATTTACATAAATGGCGTGTACCAGAACCAAAATACCTACACAGTGTCTGGCGGTAATGTGACATTCAGCCAAGCACCACCATTCACTTCGGTGATCGAATTCTTGATTTAAGGAGAACAGAATGTTAAAGACAGTTGGATTCCCATCAACACGTACTGGCGATCAGACAATCGTCAATGGCAACCTCGTCATTGGCACAGCAGGAAAAGGCATCGACTTTTCCATTAACCCAGCTGCTGCTGGGATGACCAGTGAGTTGCTGGATGACTATGAGACAGGTACTTGGACACCTACTTACACGCCAGCAAGTGGTGCATTTGGTGCAATCACATACAACTCAAACACATTTGGCAGATACACCAAAGTTGGAAACGCTGTTTTTATAGTCGGTCTGATCATTACTGACTCATTTGCTGTTGGAACTGGCGTTGGACAGGGCCGTATCTCTGGTTTGCCATTTACAGCATCACCATCTGCAAGCGCATCAATAAATTATTCTACAAACTTTAACTTGGACACCCCAGTTGGAAGTTTTGTATCAGGCACAAATATTTTCTTGACTTCACGGCTGACTTCAAATGGTTCAAGTACAACTTTTAATTCAGCTAACTTTACAACTGGTGCATCGGCATTTGCTAACTACGTTTATTTTCAAATGAACTACGTTGTCTAAAGGTTAAAAATGTCACTCACAAAAGTTTCTTTTTCCATGATTGAAGGTGCGCCCTTCAACGTCTTAGACTATGGTGCAGACCCAACCGGAAGCGCAGACAGCACAGCGGCCATCATTGCGGCTGTTGCTGATGGCGGTAGCAACTGCGCCATTTATTTTCCAACTGGCACATACAAAGTCACCAGTCAGATTTTGATCAGCAATGATCGGGTGCATATCTATGGCGATGGTCAATATGCCACCACCATCATGTTTGCACCAACAGCAAACAGCACTCTTTTCAAGTTTGAGAAATCTGGCACGACTATCAATCAAGGTAGCGTCCGTGACTTGGCGATCCGATCCAACGACAATGTATATGTAAAGTATGCCTTGCACTTCATTGACATTTCCAACTACTCAGTCAGCAATGTCGCAATTGGTGGCGGTGTAGCAATTGGCAATGCAGGGTTTTGGACTGATCCCACTTACTCAAGCTACGGCATCTATATTCAAGGCCGTGACTCAACTGGTTTTAATGAAATTATTTGCTTTGCTGACAAACCAATCGTTGTCGGGCCAAATCCTAATGGCGGTGGAATTCAGATCAGCATAGATCACTTCAATTTCAATAATTTGTTTCTTGGCGCAACTTATAACCCATGTATTATTTTTACAGCTGGTGTTGTAGCTACTCAAGTTTCTTTTACTGGTTATCAGGCTTGGGTGCTTGGTGAAGGCGGGTTCTATTGGGTTGATGCAACTTCACCAGGCGCATCAAATGGTCTGTCTTTTGAAAATGTGCGTTATGAAAACAATCGTGACCAATCAACGTATTTCATACACATAGAAAGCGCGTCTGGTGTTCAGAATGTGCAAGTCAGTGGTGGGCAGTTTGGATTTACCAACGGATTCTATTTGCGTGGTGTGCCGCAAATATCTTTAAACTCTGTTTACTACAGTGTTGGTGGAACTGGCGGTGTAGCCATGAACGCCAATGCAACAGTTTTTGAAATTAACTTAAATGATTGCTATTGGGTTAGTGGTTCAACAGCAAGTTTGACTGGCTTGCAAGTTCAGCACCAAGAAGCATCTTGGACTTCTGGCCCGTTGCCTAGTACGGGATATATCCTTGCCCCTTTAGCTAATTCTGGAACATACAACGAAATTTTTGAAACCACATTGGGAAGTAAAGCTAATGTGCTGGCAATTGATGCAGTACTTGGTATTGGCACATCAACAACGACAGGACTATTTGTTGTTACTTCGCGTAACAATACAACTGCGCTATATAGTTTAAATGGCACAAACAACACCACAACAGAAATTTCAGATGCTTCTGGTTTTTATTCACCCACTGTTGGCAATGCTGGCACCTTGAACATCTACTGGTCTGCTGGAAATAGCCGATACGAAATTCAAAACAAGATTGGGTCTGAGCAAACAATTCAATTCTTACGCGCTGGTCGTGGTCAATAATTTATCAGGAGAATTTAAAATGGCGATTCAAAAAACACATAAATTTGACACAGAATTTGGCGCTGTGACAGTTGCTGAGTGCTACATCAAAGTGTCGATGGTTGAAGTCAACAAAAGCGAAGGCATGGCTAACGTGTCGTTTTTTGACAAACCAAATGGCAAACTTTTACAAACAAAGATTTATCCTGTGCCACATGATCTGAACGGATCAAACGCATTGGTTCAGGCATACACTCATCTCAAAACCCTGCCAGAATTCGCTGGCGCAACCGATTGTTAAACCAAAGCCCAAGTGGATTCTTGGGTCATACTAGGAGAGCATCATGCTTGAGAAAATTGAAATTGTTGATCGCATCGAAGTAATTGAAAACGGCTCTGTGCAAGTACGCACCAAGACCGCAATCATGGAGGATGGAAAACAGATCAGTGGGTCATTCCATCGCCATGTCGTTGCCCCTGGCGATGACTATAGCGGAGAAGATGTCCGTGTGAAGGCGATCTGTGCAGCCACACACACTGCTGATGTGATTGCAACATACAAAGCAGCCACTGCTGCACAAGGAGTCTGAAATGGCTGGTAATTCACAAATCGCATTTGCACCACTTGGCAAGACCATCGTGGTGGCCGCAGCTGCATCCGCACCTGCTGGCATCCAAGCGCCTGTCTACGCCAAGTTTGATCCACAGAATGCAGGCCAGTATCGATTCATCAATGCAGGCACCACAACCGTGTTCTTGGGCACTGGCCCAAACGCAACAGACGCAACAGCCAACGCTGTGGCTCCTGTAGCCGGTACGCCTTCAGCAGCAATTGTTCTGATTCCTGGTGCAGTTGAAATCTTGCGTTTCAACCAAGACACCTTTTTCAGCGGATTGTCCAGCGCAGCTGCAACCGTGTACATCACGCCAGGCCAAGGCCTTTAATGTTGGAGACTGACGTTATGGCAGAAAGCAACGAGATCGACCTCGTCAAGTATGGCGTGCTCTGGCAAAAAGTTCAGGACATGGACAAAAAGATGGACAAGGTCGAGCGCCAGCTCGAAGAACTGGTGGCACTGGCCAACAAAGGTCGTGGAGGCCTTTGGTTTGGCATGACCATTGTCTCAGGCGTGTATGCTGTGGTCGGTTACCTGCTTAATTATTGGAAACATTGAAATATGTACTTGCGATGGTTTTAACACTGTCGCAAGTTTCATCAACTGAATATCGGTGCGTTCGTTGGGCATGGACGGGTGATGTTTTTAATCGCAAAGTAGTATGCCTTGAGTGGAAAAAGGTAGAGCGAAAATGATCGATCCAATTACAGCCCTAGCAGGTCTACAAACTGCAATAAGCGTAGTCAAAAAAGCCAGCAAGGTCGCAAATGATCTGGCTGGTTTAGCACCATCTATTGCCAAGATGTTTGATGCCAAAAGCGTGGCCACCAAAGCTATGGTGGAGGCCAAACGCTCTGGCAACAAGTCAAACTTAGGCACAGCCCTTCAAATCGAAATGGCGCTCGATGAGGCCAAGCGCTTCGAGGCCGAATTGATGATGTTGTTTCAAGTTACTGGCCGCGCTGATGTATGGCAAAAGATCAAAGAGCGCCAGCAGCAAATGGATATTGAAGATGCTCATTTAGCCAGGCAAGCCAAGGCAGATGAAAAAAAGCGTAAAGAAGCCGAGGCCGAGCAGCTAGAGTGGGCAATTGCGATTGTCGTGATTGTGATGCTCATTGGCGCTATTGGCTGGGGAATCAATGAGGTTGCCGAACTGTGCGCCAGATCAAGGTGTGGTCGGTGAATGAGTACCAAAAGCAATTTGATCAATTCCTCAAAATCTTCGTGCGCCTGTGCGTGGTTTGGTGGGTGCTTGGCCTGCTGCGCTTCTTGCCTGACGATCTGGCTGACAAAATTGTGAACAAATTTTTAGGGATGCTTGGACTATGAGTGAAGAAAAGCCATCAGATATATTGAGCAAAGTGCTGTCCTATGTCGACAGCCCATTCAAACTGTTTGCGCTGATACTCATGGCGGTGTTTGCGTTTGCTGGATACTTTGTCTGGCAGAACCAAGCGCTGCTAATGGGCGCGTATAAAGAGTCCAAGAAGATGCCAAGCATTGTTGAGGACAGAGTGGAAGATGCTGCGGCTCACTTATTCAAAACCACCAACGCCACCATTGTGGCCGTGTTCAAAGTCAATCCCATGTTTGGCACCCGAGTGCTGCACCGAGCCTACACCAAAGAAGGCCGAGACAAAACCAACGATGGGCTTGATGTTGGGCTTTTCACGCATAACATGGCCAACAATGCGGATGTGGTCAAACTGATGGCCAGCGAGATTCCTTGTGGCGAGTACAAGTCAGCTCAGTCTGAGATGGGCCTTTGGTATATCGCCAAGGGTGTCACATACACTTGCAGAATCAGCATCCCACCAGACCCAAGCCGGTTTGTTGGCCAAATTACTGTGGGCTGGGATAATGAGCCAGCCGACATTCAGGTGGCAAGAACCATGATGGAAATTGCAGCAACCATGCTTTCAAGGAGCAAACAATGATTGGAATCGACGCACTTCTGAATGTGGGCGGCAAGCTCATTGACAAGCTAATCCCAGACCCAGAAGCCAAAGCCAAAGCGCAACTGGAGCTGGCGAAACTGGCGCAGGAGGGTGAGCTGGCAAAGATGGCCAACGACACCAAGCTGTTCGAGGTGGAGCAACAAAACACCACAGACCGCTGGACAGCAGACATGGGGTCAGACTCTTGGCTGTCTAAAAATATTCGCCCTATGGCCCTGATAGCCATCTTCTTGGCCTATTTCATCTTTACAGCCATGTCAGCCTTTGGCTACAACGCTCAGGAATCCTACGTTCAGCTGCTTGGCCAATGGGGACAGATTATTTTCTTGGCCTACTTTGGTGGCCGCACCGTTGAGAAACTTGCAGACATGAGGAGCAAGAAGTGAATCTCACACCACATTTCACACTGGAAGAATTGACAGCCAGCGAGACCGCAGAACGCAATGGCTGGGACAACAGCCCCAATGACACCGAGCTGGCCAACCTGACGCGCCTGGCAGACTTTCTGGAACAGGTGAAGGTAGTGCTTGGCGGAAAGCCCATCATGATCAGTTCAGGCCTGCGCACAAAGCTGGTCAATGATGCGGTGGGAAGCAAAGACACCAGCCAACACCGCACCGGCTGCGCTGCCGACTTCAAGGTGCCAGGCATGACACCAGACGAGGTGGTGCGCAAGATCGTGGCCAGTGGTATTGGCTACGACCAAATCATCCGAGAGTTTGATCGATGGACGCACATCAGCGTGCCAAACAGTGAGGACACCAGCCCACGCAAGCAGGCGCTAATCATCGACAAAGCTGGCACTCGTCAGTTTGCGTAAGCGTATGCGCAGGCCACCAAAAGCGCCAGCCACAGCACGCCAAGGATGGCAATAAAAAGCCCATAAAAAAAGCGCCTGAGAAGGCGCTTCAAGATTGATGTTGGAAAAGCATGAGTAATGCGAACAGGGCAGTCACGGCCCTGATTGCAATTGCCATATTTGGCGCAGCAGTTCATGTGTTCTCCTTTGTGTAGAGTGGCTTTACTTCAGCATGGGTTCCCTTTAGCTGTGCCATTTCAACTGCTTCTGTCTCAGTAAAAAACATATCGTGCAGCTTGCCTTCAAAGACTCCCCATGCCACAGGCTCCTGCTCTGGCTGTGCCAAGGCTTCTTTGATGGCGGATTGAGCTAACTTAGCCACTGGGAATGGCATTGCCTCATCAATTGTTTTTAATGCTTGCAAGGCAATCTTCAATGCTTCATCTTTAGTCATGAAGACCACCATGCCACCAAAAGAACCGCCATTCCAACGCCAATGGCAAAGGCCAGCACATAGCCTGCCACGCGCTCCCAAAGCGGCTCTGGGCGGCCATAGCCCTGCACCCATGTGCAGTCTGCAAAATTACGAGGTGTTTCAAAGTTTGAATGTTTCATGGTGTTCTCCTTAGATGGGGCCGAAGCCCCTTTGGTTTAACGCTTTAATGCCATGCGCTTGCATTCTGCGCAATCACATGATTCAACTGAACTCTTGATGTCGTCAAGCAACTCTCTCATGGTGTCGTATGCATAGGTGTGGCACAAGTCCATTGGGTCATGATTAAACTTCCAGCCAGATGGAAGATTTAAGATAAATACATCTGGTTCGTCAGTATCGACATCACGAGATATGTTGAGTTTGTATTTCACGGTCAGCTCCTTGCTGGTTGGTAGGCCTCCAGTATAACACCACTTCCCACAATCTCACACAATTATTTTATAGGGACAAACCCTTATATCGATGTGATCTCCACATCATGCGGTCTGCGCTTGCCATCGAGCAGGTCATGCAGTCGTTTTTCGGTCAATCGGTGGCATCGAATCATCACCCGAGCAGGCAACACATCCAGAAGGTCGGCGTAGTCGCTCAAAAGGGCACGTACAGCCTGAATTCCAGACCCATCCATACGAATGGTGCCACCAGCCCTGTTTCGCTTGCCAGCGACCGCCAAAGCGGTGATGGCATCCATCAGCAGGCCACCAGAATCCTCGCAGACCTTCATGTCGAGCACCAGCGTCTCCATGAGGTTGACTGCATCGGAAACCACACGCCAGTCGTCCGTGGTTGGTGTTGGCGCTGTCTCCATTGCATTCAAGCCACCATACATCATGGTGAGCTGGTGCGTGCGGTGCGCAACAGGCAATGGCTCAGTTGGACTGGCCATCATCTCGTCCATGATGGTGTAGTACTTCCTCCGCTGCTGGCGCTTCTTTTTTTGCATC